GGATCAATCTCAAAGGCCAGGCGGTGTACATCCTGGATGACTCATGGCTTGTGCCTGGCAAGCGCTCACCGCTGCTGATGGCGCGCGCTGATCGGGTTTCACCGATCAAACGCGGTGACACAATCCTTGGATGGACTTTCAACGATGGATCAGGGGGGCGCGTGACGCTGCTGCCTGAGCAGGTGATCAGGCCGCGCTTTCTCAATCCGTACGATGATGCGGAAGGGCTGGCACCACTGCAAGCCGCACGGGTGGCGGCTGATGCCGACTTTGCAGCGGGTCTGTTTGCGCGCAATGTCGCCAAGAGCAACGGTGACCAGGGTGTGTACGTGGTTCAAAAGAGCGGCACCCTGTCTGCTGAGCAGCAGGCGCAGATTGTGGCGGCACTGCGCCAGAAATCACGGCTCAGCAGGGCGGGTGATTATCAGCCTGCCTTTCTCACGGGTGATCTGTCCATTGAAGACCCAAAGATCAAGACCGTGGATGCTGCCTTTGTTTCCGGCAGATCAGCCAGCCAGCAGGAAATCTTTGTGGCATTCGGCGTGCCGCCTTCCATGAGCACAAGCACCGCGAGCTATTCAGTCGGCAGCGCTTCAGATTGGTACCGTCTCATCAATGACACCTGTCTGAAGCACTCACGCCGACTCTGTGAGGCAATGATGCAGATTGAGTACCGCCGCACAGGGCGGCGCTTGTATTGCGAGCAGGATTTCAGCAGTCACCCGACTATGGCGGCGGTGCGCGATGAACGCATGAAGATGGCGGCTGAGATGTGGAAAACAGGCGTGCCGTGGGATGTGCTGAGCAAGGTTCACAATCTTGGCCTGCCTGATTTCCCTGGCTCAGATCGCGCCTTCCTGCCAATGAGCCTGCAAGCCGTTGAAGGTGTCGCCAAGTCTGAGCTTGTCACGCTGCCGCCTGTGAAAGCACTGCTGAGCAGCAGCTCAGCCGCGCTGATTGAACTGCGCACCCTGTTTGAGCAGCGCCAGGCAGCGCCATTGCAAGCGCCCTGCAATCACGATCACGGCAGCAAGGCTGCGCCTGATCCAAAGCGCCTGGCGCTCTGGCTTGAGGCAATGGCAGCACGCAGGCCAAGTGAGAAACTGTTTGAAAGCAAATTGCGCCGCCGCCTGATGGATGTGCGCGCGGAAACGCTGGCAAACATTGAGCGCACTGAAAAGACACTGGCAGGCGTGCGCCAGCGCGGCCTGCTGGATTTGATCTTTGACCTGGCATCCTTCACCGCAAGCGTGATCTCTGACTTCATGGCGGCGCACCGCACCACGATCAGCACGGCGCTTGAGCAGGTGGCTGAAGAGGTCGGCGCAAGCTCACCCTGGGAAATGCCGCCTGAGCGCGTGCTGACTCACCTGCGCCAGCGTGAAAACAAAATCAAAGACTGCTGCAAGGTCACGCATGACCGCATCAAGGCAGCGTTGGAAGATGGCATCAATAAAGGTGAGACAAGCAAAGAGCTGGCAGGCCGCGTGCGCGCTGCGTTCAACGTGGAAGCAAGCCACGCTGAGACAATCGCACTGACTGAGACAAGCGCCGCCTATGGGCTGAGCCGCCATGATGCGCTGCAAGGGTTAGGCTTTGAGCGCCGCCAATGGCTGAGCGCGCAAGATGGCAACGTGCGTGATGCTCACGTGCTCATGGATGGACAGAGCGCGCCCATGGATGAGCCGTTTGTGGTGCCAATGGAAAAGGGCGGCACTGAGCCAATGCTGCACCCTGGTGATGCAAACGCCAGCGCGGGAAATGTCATCCGCTGCCGCTGCGTTGAGATCGCTGCGCGTGACTGATCACGTATTCAATGGGCCGTTTCCGCCGCGTGAGTGACGGGTGATGGGGCGCATCTTGGCGGCATGTCTGAAACATTCCGGCGCGCCATCCATCCCGAAATCAAGATCATCAGTGAATCTGAGGGTCTGGTTGATTACATTGCCTCAGACGAGTCACTTGATGCTCAGCGCGAAATCATCAAAGCCTCTGGCTGGCGCTTCAATCGCTTTGCCAAGAATGCGCCCTTTATTGATTCGCATTGTTACGATAACATCAGTTCACTGCTTGGTCGTGTGATCTCGTTTGAGGTCAAAGGCGGCAAGCTCATTGAGCGGGTGAAGTGGGCAATTGATGTGCCTGAGCAATCGCTAGCCAAGCTTGGCTTTGCGCTCACCGTGAAAGGCTACCTCAAGGCCGTGAGCGTTGGCTTTCAATCGCTGAGTTGCGTGTGCAATGGCTCGCCTGAATTTGTGCGCGCCGTGCAGCAGATGAAGCTTGAGCCGTCAATCGTGGCGGGCCTGCGCTGCATCCACCTTGAACAGGATCAGCTTGAGCTTTCTGCCTGCGTCATTGGCAGCAATCCAAATGCCGTGGCGCGTGCTTATCATGCCAATGACATCAGCGAAGGTGATCTGGCACGCTGCGGCTTTGCGGATGAAGAGCTTGATCTGCTGCTCAAGACAGGCGCGGCCTGGGAATCGGCAGACGATGCCACGCAATACAAGATCAAGACCCTGCTGCGCGCCGTGCAGCGCCAGGGCGCTCTTTTCGGGAAGTCTCCACCTGCTCCATCATCTCACACGCCTGGCGGCGATGATGAAGCTCAGCGCCAGGCAGGAGAGCAGCGAAAGCAATTCCTGGACAAGCTCACGGCAGCAATCACGCCGCTCTGATCTGCGCTCAGGATCACCCAAGACCACGAACAAAAAACCAACGTCAAAGAAAGAATAACATCATGGAAAAAGAACAATTTGAAAAATCGGTGCTCGAAAAGATCGGCTCAGTGACTGAGCAGAATCAGCAGTTGCTCAAGAATTATGAGCAGATGCAGAAGGAAACCAAGCAAGCCATGGAATCGCTCACGATGCTCAAGAACAGCAATGCTGATCTTGAAGCTCAAATGCGCGCCATGACCCGCCTCAACCAAAGCCTCAAGAATGAGCGCCGCTCTGCTTATGGTGCTGATCCGGTCAAAAGCTTTGCCCGTGATCGCGAGAAAGCGCTTCTGCTTGTCGCTGGCATGGCTAAACGCCTGGACGTGCTTAGCGGTTGCTCCAAGAGCATCCGTGATGCCGCCGCCAGCAAAGACCTGGACAGTGCCAACACGCCTGGCTCAAGCCTGATCGCCAACGCTGAAATCGACGCTGAGATTTACGATCTCTTGCTGACCTACGGCGCGTACCGTCAACTCAACGTCCGCATGATCGGTGCCAAGGCACAAGATGTGCGCATCAAAACGGCGCGTGCGCTGATGGCGTTTGTCGATGAAGCGGCGGCAATCGGTGCCGACTCCACCAAGGCAGGCACCAAGACCACGCTCACGCCCAAGAAAATCGCGGGCCTGATCTCGGTGAGCAATGAGCTGGCTGAAGATGACGTGACTGGAGTCGCGGAAGACATCGTGCGTGATTTCATGGAGTCTGCCGCCTATGTGCTCGACTTTATCAGCTTCACTGCAAACGGTGACGCTGATGCCACTGATGGCGGTTTCTCTGGTCTGTTTTATGGCGGCACCTCCCGCGTTGCCGCTGCTGGCAATGTGAGCGTTGCCACGCTGGACATGGATGATTTCGTGGCCTGCCTTTCTGGTGCGCCTGCTGAAGTGCTTCAGCGTGGTGCAAAATGGTTCATCCATCCAACCTTCATCGCCAAGGCGCTCTTGATCAAAGACGGCAATGGTCGCAGCATCTTCAACACTGCCATTGAAGCGCCTAGCTTTGGTGCCATGGGGACGATTCTCGGTTATCCTGTCGCGCCTGTCGGCGTTGCACCTTCGACGGATGGTGTGAGCAAAAAGATTGCCGCCTTTGGTGATCCTGAAGGGCAGGCAGTGCGCATCCGCAAGGATTTGAGCATTGACCGTTCCAAGGATTTCGCCTTTGACACGGACGAGCTGACCTTCCGCGCCACGCTGCGCGCTGGCTCGCTCACACGCGCTGCAACGGCGTTTCAAATCCTGACCACTGCCGCAAGCTGAGCCTGCGGTTGGCACCTGCCAAAAAAACCTTGGGCAGGTGCTCTGCATGATGAGTGCAAAGCACCTGCCCTTTTTTCTTCACCTGTTCTGATTCAAATATATGCGCTTCCTTCCTTTCCTTCTACTTTCTGCCGCTGCTGAGACAATCAACGGCGGCGGCACTGCCGCTGCGCCAGCCGCTGCCGCCAAAGCCGCCAAAGCCGCGAAAGCCGCCGCTCATAAAGCCGCCACTAAAGCCGCCGCCAAAGCCGCACAGATCAGCAATGCTGATGATGCTGCGCCAGGTGTGCGCGTGCGCTCGTTGGTTCATTCCCTCGGTGAGGGTGACGTGACGTATCTTAAAGGTGCCGCGTTCACTGTTTCTGCTGCCCGTGCCGCCGCTCTTGGCACCCTGGTTGAAATCATCACTGAGTAACCTTTGCAATCGGCGCGCGCGGCTCACCTGGCCTGCGCTCGCCACCAAGCACGCAAGGCTCACGCTGCCGCGCCGATTGCTACCCTTTCCCCTTTTCCCCGTCATGAATAAAAGACTCAAAAAATGCAGGCTACCATTTGCCATTGCTGCCGCTATTTGTGCGGGGGGCATTGGCGTTCCTCAAGTGTCCGCATCAGGCAGCGGCATTGCTGCCAGTGTGGCGGCAAGCACGCAAGCCACGCCTGTCACTTTGCGTGAGTTCTTCGGCTTTTCTTTCCGCAATGAACGCTCGCGCCGCCTGATCCGTTGGGGGCGCTTTGATCTGACACCGCCAAAAAATCAGCGCCAGGCGCGCAAGCTGAAGCGCACGCGCTTTGCATCCGGTGATCACACCGCACACCGTTGAAACACTCACTCACCCGCACCCAACATGGAAAAAAAACCTTGGCAGTTTGATGATGACGAGCAGGCAGAGCCTGTCGCCGTGGAAGCTTACCCTAAAGCAACGGCGGCAGAGCAAGCCGCCGCTGAGCGCGAGCAGCGCGGAAAGGATGGCGGCAAGTGAACGCTGGCTTTTCATCCCTGGCTGAACTCAAAGCCGCCGTGGTGGCGGCTGCGCTGCGCACGCGCACTGACTTTGACGCTGCTCTTGTGTCGCTGGGCCTGGGCGCAGCGGCGATGATTGAGGCGCACCTGAACCGATCTCTTGCCTGGAGTGCCAGCGCCACGCATGACACATCCGCGCGCCTGCTGGTGCTGAGCCTGCCAAAGTATCCCCTGGCAAGCGTGGCAAGTGTCCAGATCAAGGGCGCACCTGGTGACGCATTCACCACGGTGAGCGATCTGATCCAGATGATTGATCTGCGCTCTGGCTTGCTGCATTTCATGGGTTGCCCAGGCGCGGAAACTGACACGCTTCGCGTGACGTATGCGGGCGGCTATTGGTGGGATGTGTCTGAGGATTCAAGCGGCACGCTGCCAGCCACTGCCACGCTTTTGCCTGCCGTGATCCGCTCAGCCTGGTTGCTGCAAGTCCAGGCAATGCTTGAGGCAACGAATCTTTTCGGCGCTCAGAGCAGCACGAAGAAAGGCAAAGAGGGTGCTGCCCTGGCTGAGCTGGATGTGCTGCCGATTGTGCAAACCATGCTGCGCCCCTTCCGGCGCATGATCTGATCTGATCATGAAGACCCGCGTTGATGTCGCTCCTGATTTAGAATTTGCGCTGCGCGGGCTGAAGCGTGCTGGAATGCTGGGTGCCGTGGTGCATGGCATGAATCGCGGCACGATGCTCATTGAGGGTGAAGTGATCGCTGAGCGGCTCACGGGCAAAGGGCCGTTTGCCGTGGCACTGCACAAGCTGGGCGTGCGCTCAGGCAGGCTGCGGCAAAGTGTCAATCACACGGCGGCGCAGGTTGATGGTGAAATTGTCAGTACGGAAATCGGCAGTAATGTGAGCTATGCGCGCACGCATGAGCTAGGCTTTGAAGGCAAGGTGAAGGTTGAAGCGCACAAGCGCACGATCAAAACGGCATTCGGAAAAGCGCTGCCAGCAGAAAAAAAAGTGTCCGTCAAAGCTCATCAGCGCACGGTGAAGATTGAAGCGCGCGCGCCCTTCCTTCATGGCGTGACTGAAAACATGCCGCTCATTCAGCGCGAAATTGAGCGCGAGGTGCTCAAACAAATGAAAGAATAATCATGAACATCCTTCGACAATTCCAATCCGATCTTGCCGCACGCCTGGCGGCTGATGACCGCTTTCTGTACGTGCCAGTTTTGCAGGAGGCACCACGCGGCACGGCTGGCGGTGAGATGATCTTTGAAAGCGCCGTTCAAGCCGCCTGCAAGGGTGAGGTGCTGAAGGGTGGCAAGATGGGTCTGTGCTGCCTGGTCTTTTGCGCTGAAACAAAGCCGCTGAGCACGCAGAATGCAGGCTTGCAGAGTGAGCTATCAATCACGGTGCGCATCATTGAAAATATGGCACTCAACACGGGTGCCAGCGGCACTGGCATTGCGGCGGAAGATTTGATGCTTGATGCCATGCTAATCCTTCAGCGTTTTGCACCGTGCAAAGGGCGCTGCGTGACCGTTGGCAGCGGTGGCAAGGTGGCGCTGAAAGATGAGCCTGATTTATGGGCCTGGGAATTTGATGTGACGATGAGCGCCAGCGCTGCCGCGCGCGCTGCCTGCGCTCTGCCGGAAATCACCGCCAGCGGTGCCTTTGATCTGCTGGTGACCTGTGCCACTTCCGGCGCTGCGATTTATTACACGATCAACGGCGATCTGCCGACACCTGCCAACGGCACGCTTTATGCGGGTGCGGTTGACGTGGAAAGCGGCACCTTCAGAGCGGTTGCGTACAAGGCGGGCCTGCTTGCTTCAAACGTGGCGGAAGTGCTGCGCTGAGCGTGCGATCAATGGGCCGTTTCCGCCGCGTGAATGATGGGTGAGCGGGCGCACTTTTGCGCTCTATGAGTGACCGCACACAAATCAAAAAGACACCTGGCAAACTTATCTTTGACGCTGCCGGAACACCTGCTGAGTTTTATTCCAGTGACGGCATCAGCGTTGAGCTGGCTGAAAAACAGGTCACACTGGAATCGGGGCGCTTTGGCGTGTTCGATGAGCGCGCCACGGGGCGCATGGTGATTGTCAAAATCAAGCCAACGCAATTCACGGCGGGCGCACTGGCGGCACTGTTCACGCACGGCGCAAAGACCAAAGGCGCGAGCCTGCTTGGCTCAACTGACAAGACGCTGGACATTCACACGATTGACGGGCTGCGCCGCCGTATCCCGTGCGCCTTTGTTTATGCTGAGCCATCGCTCACCTGTTCAGCAGGCAAGACGATTTTAGGCGAGGTCACTTTTTACGGCATCTTGCCTCTTGGCGCTGATCCTGCGGTGCTCGCCAATTATTACAGCCAGACAAGCGTTGCCTGGCCTGGTGATGCTGCTTGGGACATCGCCAATGAACTCACGCCTGGTTGGGATGTCTCCTGGTCAACGGGATCATCTACCGCATGGGATTCAATCGACACCAAGGCGGGTGTGACAATCAACACCAAGTCTGCACTCACTGAAGATGAGGTGGACGGAAAAGGGCTGATCAATGTGAGCATCCAAGGCTATGAGGTGACCGCAAAATGCGAAGCACTCAACATCAGTGAGGCGCTGATTGCCGCTGCGCGCGGATGGGGAACAGCTCTTGGCAGTTCACGCGCTGCTCTTGGGCGTGATCTTGTGCTCAATGCCGTTGGCGGCGGTGCTTTCATCCGTGTGAAAAATGCGGTGCTGCAAGCGCCATCAGCTCTCAACATGAATGCCAAAGACACGGTTGGCAGTGCGCTGGAATGGATCGCGCGCCCTAACTTCACAAGCGGCGTTCAGGGCGCTGCACTGGTGGTGCAAACCACTGATCCAGACGCATAATCGCCACACGCGCCGCCGCCCATGTCTGCCAAGTCTCAGCCACGCACCGCCGCCAGGCGCGCCAAGCAAGCCGCCAAACGCGAGCAGCTCAGCGCGGCGCGTGATCAGGCCAAGGCTGCGCGCCGTGAGTCACCGCGCACCGTGGCGCGCACACTCAATGCCGATGAACGCGGCAAGCGTGATCAGAACCGGGATCAGACAAGCCAGGCGCGCCGTGAGTCACCGCGCACCGTGGCGCGCACGCTCAATGCCGATGAACGCGGCAAGCGTGATCAGAAGCGTGAGCAGACAAGCCAGGCGCGCCGTGAGTCACCGCGCACCGTGGCGCGCACGCTCAATGCAGGTGAGCGCGGCAAGCGTGATGAGCGCAGGAAAAGCCGCCGCGCTGAGCGGCGTGAGTCACCGCGCACCGTGGCGCGCACGCTTGATGCTGATGAGCGGGCCAAACGCAATCAGCAGCGCGAGCAAGCCAGCCAGGCACGCCGTGAGTCACCGCGCACGGTGGCACGGGTGCGCAATGCGGCTGATCTCGGTGAGCCTGTGAAAGTGCCCATGCAGAATGAGCGCCGCATGGGCGGTGCAGGCGTGATGCAGGCAGCACGCGCGCAGGCAGCGGCAAATTTCAACGCAGCAGTGGGAGGCATCCGCGCATGAAGATCAGGCTTGAGCATACTGAAGGTGAAACGGTGACTGAGTACTGGATTGTCGGCGCGCCTGATCTGTCACCACGCCAACACTCGGAAGCAATGGCGGTGCAGCGTATGCTGGCACGCAGCGCGCTGCTAGACATCACAGGCGCTTCATGGGCGGCACGCCGCGCCTATGATCGCGGCAATAAGGGCATCACGCTTGAGGCGACGACTAACCGCATTTTTTCAACGGAGCTGGAATGCTTCGATTTTGTGAACTCATTCAGCCGCGCTGATGCCAGCGCGCCGCATCCTATGACAGGCACCGTGTACCTGAGATGTGAGAATCATGATGACTCCTGGGCTGATGAGGAAATGCTTGACGCTGTGCTGGCGGTGATCGGCGTTGAGCAGATCGGCGCGGTTAGCGTGAACATTCGGTACCGCATCACTGGCGGCTTGCTGACTGATGGCGGCGCTGGCGATTACTCCTGGCTTTATGACTCAAGCGGCGGGCGCATCACAGACGGTGATGGTCGCTTTATCCACGATGAAATCCACGAATCCTAAACACTAAAAAACCATGCCTGGAATTACAGATTACCCAACCGCCAGCGACTCCGTCGGAGCCAGCATCCTTGGCGATCAAGGCGGCGTTACAAAAAACTTTCCTGTCAATCTGCTTGCGGGTTCTGTCGCTGACGGTGCCGTTGGCACAACCAAGCTGGCTGATCTAGCCGTGACTGCTGCAAAGCTTGCTGCTGATGCCGTGACCGCTGCCAAGATCGCTGATGGCGCGGTGAGCACTGCCAAGCTGGCTGATCTGGCGGTGACTGCTGGCAAGCTGGCAGCACTGGCGGTGACTGAAGGCAAGCTGGCAGCACTGGCGGTGACTGAAGGCAAGCTGGCAGCACTGGCGGTGACTGAAGGCAAGCTGGCTGATCTGGCGGTGACTGCCGCCAAGCTTGCCGCTGATGCGGTGACTGAATCCAAGATACTCACGGCGGCAGTGACTGAAACCAAGCTGGCTGATCTGGCGGTGACTGAAGGCAAGCTGGCTGATCTAGCGGTGACAAGCGGCAAGCTTGCTGATCTGGCGGTGAGTGCTGCCAAACTGGCAAGCGCAGCCGTGACTACTGCCAAAATTGACACGCTGGCGGTGACGAATGCAAAGCTTGCCGCTGATGCAGTCACTGCCTCAAAGATCGCTGATGGCGCGGTTACCAGTGCGAAGCTTGGCAGCGGTGCGGCAGCGGGAAACCTTGACGCTAACAGTGTGGCACTCACCAAGCTGGCAAACCGCGCGGCATCAACGCTGCTAGGGCGGCGCAGTGGCAGCACGGGTGCAACGGAAGAAGTCACCCTTGGCACGGGCCTTTCCATGAGCGCGGCGGGTGTGCTGAGCAGCTCAGGCGGCGGCTCATCCTTGCTGCGTGCGCGATATGTGCTCACGGGTGCTGATTCGGTTGAAGTGCCAGCAACTGCGCCAACACCGTTGACTCTTGAGTTCAACATGGGCGGCGCGAGTCATTCAGGCGGTACGGTGACGGTGACGGTAGATGGCTCAGCCGTCGTTTTTTACATTCAAGATACTGACCCGTCAAACACGCCTTGGATTGACACTTCTGGCATGTCTTCAACTTCTGATGTTTTAACGGCGCTCAGTGCCACAATCACTGCCGCGTTTGGTGGCATTACTGTCTCAGAATCCGGTCTGATCATGACGATCACGCGTAATGCCACGGGTGCTTCTGCATCTCTGGCGATTGCTACGGCTCAAGCTGACGTTTACAGCTCAGGCGGCGGCGGCAGTGGTACTGACTTGGTGGCAGCGGTGGGAGGCGTGCAAGAGTTCACGATTATTGCCCAAGATGGCACCAAGACCATTTATCCAGTGCGCTGCTTCATCGCTGGCGCTGGCGTGGCTGCGCCTGTCCAGTTTGCGCTGAAGGTGGCATCAACATATTACCCGCTAGGCGCTAACTTTGCCGCCAATGCCACGTACGGCGATCTGGTTGACTTGTCCGCCTATTATCAAGAATGGATCACAGGGCGTGCGAGTGCGTCACTTGTGGCGCGCATCATTGGCACGCTGCCTTTGGGCGGGTCTATCTATTGTGCCGCAATCGTTGAGCAGTACTAAAGCCGACTTATGAGCGCCAAGAATACGGTTGAAGTGAAGGTCACGGCGACTGCTGACAGCAGTGCGCTGGATAAATTCGCCAAGTCACAAGATGCCGTTTCCACGGCGATCAAAGGCACGAAAGCCGCCGCTGATGCCGTTGAGGCACCCGTGGAAAAGATCGGTAAGGCAGCAAGCAAGGCAGCAGGGAAAAAGGGCGCTGGCGGCATGGGGCTTTTGCAGAT